ACAAGTTGTGAATGGTACAGGAGGAGGCACAGGGGGTGCAGACGCCTTTTCTACTGTTTTCACTGGATCTAAAACTGCAACTAATCCTAGTGTTCCTATTAGCGTTGCAAATCTTTCACTAAACAGCACCCTAACAGCAGGGGCATATACTCTTACAACTCCTGAAATACCTTCACATACACACACCGCTGGTGGTTCAGGAGGCAGTCAGCCTCAAATTAATCAAAGTGGTGCAGGAGCAACCACTCATGGAAACCCAGGCACTAGAGGTTCTGGAAGCACTGGAGGAGGTGGTTCTCACTCTCACACACTATCAGGGATTTCTTTAAGTGGAACTTTAAGTTCTCCTGTTTCAGCTAGTGTTCCTAATATGGACTTAAAATATGCAGATAGTATAATAGCGACAAAGGATTAAAAAATGGCAAGCACATATTCAGACAGTTATAAATTAGAACTCCAAGAAACAGGAGCTAATGCGAATACTTGGGGAAACAATGTTAATACTAATTTAGAAACAATTGACGCTTTCACTGCGGGTTATCTTGCGAAGTCCGTTGCTGGCTCAGCAAATGTTACCCTAACAACAGCCAACGCAGATCCAACCGCTGAAGCTTCTAATAAAGTTATTGAATTTACAGGTACTTTAACAGGAAATATTTATGTATTCATACCTGCGGTTGAGCAAACTTATATTTTATACAACAATACTTCTGGAGCTTTTAGTCTCACTGTTGCTCCTACAGGACATAGTGCTAATGGTGTAGCCATTACTCAAGGCGCACACACAATTATGTACTGTAAAAATGGAGACACAATGGTTGATCTATTTGCTAATTCTCTTGGAAATTTAAGTATAAAAAACACCTTAACAGTAAATAATTCTGTATTTACCGCTTCTAACGGAGCAGTCAATGCTACAGCTTATTCAGGTAATGGTTCTTCTTTAACGGGAGTATCTAGTATACCTTCTGGGACACAAGCTTTATTTTTTCAATCAGCCGCACCAAGTGGGTGGACACAAAATACAGATGCTTCTATAAACACAACAACTCTCCAAGTAGTTACTGGAACGGGAGGAGGCACAGGGGGTGCAGATGCTTTCGCAACAGTTTTTACAGGTTCAAAAAGTACAGCACCTGGTTCAATTTTATTTGATGATTTAACAAGTGCTTCTGCTTCTGCTGGAACTTTAGCTGTTGGAGCGTATACTCTTTCAACACCAGAAATACCTTCTCACAACCACCCTACTTCTATGACTAATACGGGTTACGGAACTAAAGACGACACTATCCCAATTACTTCACCTGTTACTCTATCTGCACAAGGAGGAGGAGGAAGTCACAGTCACCCTATTTCTGGTGGACTATCTTTAGCAGGTAATGCTGATGCCACAACAGCTTTAACTGTTTCTAACATGAATATAAAATATGCAAATGTTATTGCATGTAGTAAAGATTAATATTAATATTTTATAATAAATGCCAATATTCGATCCAGATGGTAAATGTCCTCTGTTAAATAAAAAATGCATAAAACATCAATGTGTTTGGTATAATATGCTTCAAGGTAAGCATCCACAAACAGGACAAAATGTACAAGAATGGGGATGTTCTATAGCATGGATTCCTCTTCTTTTAGTAGAAAACACAGGAAAACAAATACAAACAAATTCCGCCGTTGAATCCTTCAGAAATGAAATGGTTAAGGCTAATATGGTTACTTTAGCCTTAGTTAATCAAGCCAATAAAAAGGAAAAACAAAACCCTTTAAATGAAGTAGGAAGTATATGGGGGAATATAGAAGAAGGTCAAGAAGCCCTTAAAAATGGAAAAGAACTTCCTGAAGATTTACAATTGCTTCAAGGTAAAAAAACTGTTAATAATAAGAAAGGAAAAACAAAGGTAAAAAAAGATGCCCGTAACAATAAATAATGTAACAATAAATAATCAGCTTACCATCATTAATGATGCTGCTGTTAATGAATCAAATAAAAATGATGGACCTAAGTGGTACTCAGGAAATACTGAAGTTGATGTCAATATTGATGGAGTAGCTTATTTAAATTTAGTTGGTCACGATGTTGTCCCTGCTAATGTTCATGCTTTACAATATAGACCAGCTACATCTTCAGGTTGGATTGAATTTGATGGTAATGTTCCAAACCAAGATATTACAGAATCAGAAATCCCTGCTTGGGCAAATACAATGATTACAAGATGGAATGGTGAAAAGACTTATTGGGAAACCTACCAATCAACTTATGACAGTATTGTTGCTAATTTAGATTCTGAATCTGCTAGTTATACAACTGACTTAGCTAACGCACAAACTTCAGCACAAACTTCAGCCACTACAGCAAAAAATAATATTCTAGGTGCTTAATCTTAAAAAAGAAGTATTAGAGTATTCTATCACAATGAAAAATGTGATGAAAAAACCTCTAATCAACCTTATCGAACATGAAATTTATAGTGATGTAGATTCATGGCAGAATGGTGCTACTGCTGCTGGAGAAAATTTAGATATTAGATCCGTAAAAGTTCAACAGCTTTTAGAAAGTGATATTGGAAATTCTGTATCAAGAAGAATTATTTACAACGAATTAAAGAAGTTTGCAGCGTACATTAATCACGAATATGCAAAAAATGTTTGTAATTTCTATGATTCAGAAAAAAACTATTTTCAATTTTTATATTACGATTCAAAAATGAAAGGTCATTATGACTATCACACGGATCATTATTTAGAGAACCCTAGAGTTTTAACAATTTTAGTAGGATTAAACTCATCAGCCGAATATGAAGGAGGAGAACTTTTTGTGCAGAATCAAGAAAAAGGAATAAAATTAGACAAGGGAGAATTAATAGCTTTTCCATCAAATTTTATGTTTCCACATAAAGTTGCTCCTGTAACTAAAGGGCAGAGGAAAGTTTTAATAATATGGACGCAATAAATTATTTTAAAGAAAACAGCTATGTTCATATTCCAGGATTAATCAATCCTGCAATAAATAATTTTTTGTATAACTATTTAATAATTAAAGCATGCACTAATGTTGAGTTTGGAAATGCAGTAGGAGATGATGAGTACATTAGATATTGTTATGGAGACATAGCCATAGAAACATTATCTTCTATCTTATTAGATAGTATTTCTTCCATAACTAAAAAAAAATTATGCCCTACTTATTCTTATTGTCGTGTTTATACAAAAGGGGAAATACTAAAACCCCATACTGATAGACCTTCTTGTGAATATTCAATTACAATAAATTTTGGTGGTGATCCTTGGCCTATTTATTTTGGAGAGTTTAATAAAGATAACGATTTAGATAATGGATATACTTTAAAAAAAGAAATTACTTTAAACCCAGGAGACGGAATTGTTTACATGGGTGAAAAATTAATACATTGGAGAAATAGGTTTATGGGGGATCATTGTGCTCAAGCTTTTTTACACTACATTGATATGGATGGTCCACATTACCCAGAATATGCTTACGACAAAAGACCTAATATTGGTTATCTAAAGGCATAAGGAGAATAAATGATTAAGAGAGAAGAATTAAAAGATAAAAATTTTAAAATATTTTTAGGGATGCCTATGTATGGTGGTATGTTGACAGAAAACACAATGCATGGATTATTAAATCTACAACAATGGGCAATGTCTTGTGGTGTTGGAATGAGAGTTCAAACAATGGGAAATGAGAGCCTAATAACAAGAGCTCGTAATACTTTAGTTTCTATGATGATGGATCAAACAGATTATGTTGCAACGCACCTTTTATTTATTGATGCTGACATAGGTTTTAATGCTCAAAATGTAGAAAGATTATTATGCTTTGATAAAGATATTGTTTGTGGAATATATCCAAGGAAACATTTTCATTTTGAAAAAATTTCTGGAATATTAAAAGATAATCCAAACGCAAGCCCTGATGAATTAGAAGTAAAATGTTTAGGATATAATTTAAATTTTGATGACCCTTTTAATGTAAAATTAGAAGAAGGATTTGCTAAAGTAAACGAAGCAGCGACAGGGATGATGCTAGTTAGAAGAGAAGTTTTTAGAACTATGCAAAAAAAGTTTCCTGAAAGAAAATATGTTTCCGATCAAATTATTAATGGTAAATCATTTAGTTCAGATAATTGTTATGACTTATTTGCTGTTGGTCCTTATGAAACCAATGGAAAGAAAAGATATTTATCAGAGGATTATTACTTTTCAAGATTATGGGGAGAATGTGGAGGAGAGATTTGGGCAGACATGTCTATGCCTTTAACTCATTTTGGGAACATAGCTTTTAAAGGTCATGTAGGTAGTTTACTTGCAAAGAAGTAATGCAACAAGTAACAACTCTTTTTGATTTTCTACCTTATGTAAAAGACATTTACGCTCTTTCAAAGACTTTACCTTTTTATAGTAAGGAAGAGTTCCCAGAGAAATCTTCTTGGCCAGGAGTAAGAACAAATAATCTTAAAGATTCTTGTCCTTTTCTCTACATTCATATTCTTACTCTTTTACAGCAATCCATTAATATAAATTTTAACGAATATAAAAACATTTCTATGTATTGCCATTTACGGCTTCAAGAGGATCAAGAAAAAGATTGGATTCACACAGATCCTAGTGACACTGTTATTGTGTATCTTTCACCTACAAATCTTAACTCAGGAACTGATTTTTATGACAATAGGGAAAATACCATTGCTTCTGTTAAATTTATTCAAGGAACTTGTGTTTTCTTTAAAGAAGGGATTAAACACTGTTCTATTGGAAACCATGGAGATAGTATAGATAATGGCAGAATGACTATAAATCTATTTATGACTAGAAAATAAACAGGACTATAGTATATTACCTACATGCCACTAACAAATTTTAGACCAGCACCAGGCATCAATAAAGAAGTAACCGATTACACAGGCGAAGGCAAGTGGGTAGACTCGGATAATGTACGCTTCTTTCAAGGATTGCCACAAAAAATCAAAGGATGGGAGAAGTTCATCTCCACGACTATTGTGGGCGTTGTTAGAGATCAACATGCTTGGGTATCTTTAGATGGTACACGCTATGATGGTTTTGGCACAGACAGAAAGCTTTATGTTTATTCTGAAGGTTTAATTAGTGACATCACTCCTATTAGAGCAACAGAAGCTTTAACAGATCCTTTTACAACCAATGGTACTGCAACAGTTTTAGTAACTGATACTGGTCATGGTTGTGAAGTAGGTAGCTTTGTCACCTTTGATTCTTTTTCAACGATTGATGGTCTAGACATGAATCAAGAATTTGAAGTAACAACAGTAGTTAATACTTCTGCTTATACAGTCACTCACACTTCCACTGCTTCAGGTTCAACCGCAGGTGGTGGTGGAACAGGAAACGCAGCTTATCAAATCAATCCTGGTCCTGAGTTATCTGTTCCTGCTTATGGATATGGAACAGACGGATATGGTTTAGGTGGCTGGGGAAGTCCTTCTTCCGTATCTAATGTAACACTAGAAGCTCGTCAGTGGTCCTTGGACAATTATGGAGAGGACTTGATTGCAACAGTTTTAAATGGTGGCACTTATATTTGGGACACTTCTGCTGGTGTAGCAACAAGAGCAACTGCGGTAGCAAATGCTCCCACTACTTCAAGATTAAGTTTAATCTCTACACCTGATCGACATTTAATTTTATTTGGAACAGAAACCATCATAGGTGATCCTGCAAAACAAGATGATTTATTTTTACGATTCTCAGATCAAGAGAATATAAACGAGTATGAGCCAACTGCGATCAATACTGCTGGTTCACTACGCATTACCGATGGATCACGGATCGTGGCCGCCGAACGATCTAGAGGTCAGATATTAGTTTGGACAGATACTTCTCTTCAGTCATTACAATACATTGGTCCTCCTTTTACTTTTGGTCTACGACAACTAGGTCAAAACTGTGGAATCATAGGACAGCATGGCGCAGTCGATTTGAATGGTGTGTCCTATTGGATGTCACAAGATTCTTTTTATCTATTTGATGGTTCGGTGAAAAAACTTCCTTGTACTGTGGAACAGTTTGTCTTTAGTAATTTAAACCAAACAGCTTCGGAAAATACTTTTACAGGACACAATGGTGAATTTAATGAAGTCCTATGGTTCTATGCTAGAACAGGCTCGGATCAAATCAATGCAGTTGTAGCTTACAATTATGTTGAGGGTACTTGGTGGACAGGAACTTTAAGAAGAACATCTTGGATTGATCGAGAAGTATTTAATAATCCGATTGCTACTTATTATGACGCTACAGCTACCGCAAACAATGAAACTATTTTAGGTCTAACTAATGGTGCAACGACAGTTTATTTACAAGAACAAGGAAATGATGCAGATGGCGCAGCGATGACGGCTTACATTAAATCTGGTGATGTACAGATTGCTCAAGGTGATGAGTTTGCTTTTGTATCTAGACTTATTCCTGACGTTCAGAATCAAAGCGGTGTCTTAAACTTAGACTTTGAATTTATGAGATATCCAAACGATACAGCCCCTGTATCTAAAACAACTAGCTTTACCTCTACAACTAACAAAGTAGATTTACGAGGAAGAGGTAGAGCCTTTACTGCAAACTTAGTTTCTAATACAACAGGAACTGCATGGAGATTAGGTACACTTCGTTTTGAAGTACAACCAGATGGTAGAAGATAATGGCAAAATTAACCTTAAACAGATTCCCTGATCCCACACCTGAGTATCAAGCTCAGAACTTTAATGAATTAATTCGTGTTTTAGAGGCGTTGATTCAACAATTAAACACAACCTATACAGTTGACTCTGAAAACAAATCCGAAGCAGAGGCATGGTACTTTAGTCGATGAGTTGTAATAATGTCAACGTAGAACCAACCGTTATTGGTGGTGGAGATGGCTCAAACG